ACAACTCTCGTGATACTTATCACGAGATGCAACGTTTGCTTTCAGCCAGTAATGGTTGGTCAGAAACAGAGGCTGGTCTTGAGCGTTTGCGCAATTTACTTGTGTTTGCTTTCTCTAATTGTAGAGAGGCTAACATCGTTCCTGATGAACAATTTGAGTTGCCCCCACACTGTGTGTTTGAAAAGCACCCTGAAGTTAAGTTCCCATTGTGGTCCCCTACCTATTTTAACCCCAAAACGGGTCATAAAGGCAAGATTACGGAACCTATTATTCAGGTGGGTCGAACTAAAAACTCGTTGTATGAGTTAATTAGTTTGTGTGACTCTAAGTGTCGTATGTTAACGATGCAAAAGGTTAAGTCTATCCTCAAGGATGTTCGTGATCGTATGTCTCCCGATGAGATTGTACGTATGTTTGAGTACAAATGTTACATTTGGCCTGTTCATTTGAAAGTTCCTGATCACTCTCGACTTTCTTGGATCGTTCCTTATGTCGTTCCTCAAACCATGTATTTTGAGATTATGGATGAGAAACGTTTTTATGAAATTTTTAAGTTGCATATTATTGAACTTAGGAATTCTTTGATTCGTTTTGTTCGCGATTATTTGAATATCGCTCATATGGCAGTTGTTGATCGCAATGCTTATAAAAAGTCTTGTAAGGCTTCTTTTAAAGCCATTCAACGCAGCCCTGATGTTCAAATGATGTATGCTTGTAAGATGAGTAAAGTTGATATTGATAATTTTATTTATCGTACTTATTACGCTGAGTTGAAATCCAAGGTTTTGAAGAATGAACATTTTCAAGGTGTTCGCGTTAAGAAACAGAAGGTCAAGTCTAAGAATATCAGAAATGATCGCGTTTATAAACGCCTTGCTGCTGAAGATGCCCAACCACAAGAATTTGTGGTTCAATCTCTTGATTTGAACACTGTTGGTATTGTCTCTGTTAATGTTCTTGCATTTTCTATGCTTGCCATTATTGTTGGTGTTTTTCGTTGTCTTTATTCACATGAATTCGTGAAATCTGCATTGAAAGTTGAGCGCAACTCTCGCACTATACGATCTGTCATCACTGACTGTAAAAAGTTTATTGATGATAATGATCATGATATACAGGATTCCACTAAGCTTTTAGCGATGGATGCTAAGACAATGATTTGTTTGTTGTATTATATATACAATGGACAACCTAATGAAGCATTGCTTTGGGCTTCTAATTATTTGTTCACACAGCCTAAGTTGGTTAAAGATGCTCTTAGATCTTTTGATTTTACAGCCTTTAAAACTCATACTGAAGTTTCTCAGATTCCGATTTTGATTTTGGGTGAAACTTTTCATGTTTCACCTGAAGATTTTCGCGCGTATAGTCGTATTTACGATAGACCTACGCGTAGTCATCCATCGTTGCTGAAAGCTCTTCGTGACAAATTGAGGAATCGTCCCATCGCTGTTGCGGTGCAGGCTGGCGAGATTGGTGCTATTCTTAAACCACTTATTGGTGCTTTTGAGACTACGCATGGTACTCTGACTGGTGATGCGCTTAGACAAGCCAACGCTCAGTTTCAGTATATCAATTACCGTTCTGATATGGCTGACAAGTCTTTAGAGTTAATGAAGAAAGTTGTTTCTTTGGTTTCTCGTATGACTTTTGCGTACGATCCATTTGATCCTGAATTCCAGGAATTTGGCTTAAAATGTCTTGAGATAATTAAATTTGTTGAAGACAATGCCAAATATCGTGATTGTTTGCAGAGTAAATCAGCTCTCATTGATATGACTATTGATATGCATCGTAAAGCTTGTGCGTTGAGTGTACATCCTCGTATGGAAACTCTTCCTAATTTCTTTAAAGCACACTTTGTCAAGCGTGCTGCACAATTGGAAGCTAGTGCTAAGCTTTGTTTCGCTTATCAAAAGGGTACTCACCATCGTGTTGAACCCACTTTTGTTTTCTTTCTTGGCCATCCTGGATCTGGAAAGAGCGCTGCCACTGAGTTACTTCGTGAAGGTATTTGTTATCGTCGAGGCATTTTGAACTCCCCTGAGTTGACTTATGCCTATAACGATGATGATAAGTTCTGGGAACAATATTGCCAAAATATGTTCGTTTTACTTGATGAATGTTTTATTTGCCTTGATCCTACTCTTAAGTTGGAGCAGGCAAAATCAATCAATAAGATGGTTAATAACATTGAGTTTAATGTTCCTATGGCTTTTGAGTCTAAGGGTATGGTTAAGTTTGATTCTGAATACATCTTTGGAACCACTAATATGGGTAAAGATGGTTTAAAATCAGACAACTGGCTTCTTGGTTTACAAGATCCTGATTCCTTTTTAAGACGATTGCATATCTCGCTGCATCGCAGTGATCCTATTGATCCTCGTGGTGTTGAGTTTTGTGATTTTCTTGTTGAACAGTGTGATCTCATGCCCCATATGGTTGGTAAATGTGTTCGTGGTGCTGAACTTGTTGATTTTGTGATTGAACATCGCAGAATCCAAGTGGAGTTACACCATGCTCGTGCTTATACAATTGATAAGTTGGATCGTATTTTTGGACCTCCAGTTCTTGGCTGTGAGTTACCTCCTGGTTATGATGTTGATGCACCATTACCAGGTCTTCCCGAGAATTTTCATGTACATGTACAAGCTAATGATTGGCTTGACTGGTTTGCTGACTTGTATGCTGGTGTTGATGTCAATTATGTTGATCCTGTTGTTTATATTAATCGTATTTGTGACATAATTTTTGGTTGCGTCGACACCTCTCGTGCTGTTGGTGACGGTTCTGTCCAAGATATCACGCTTTCACGTGTTTCTCAATATGCGACTTTGTTTTTTGCTCTCGTTTCTTTTTGTGCTATGGGTGGTTTCATTTATGAATACTTCACTTCCACAAAAGAGGAACCGCAAACTACGTCTACCTATTCTAAAGATTGGTATAGACGTAAACAGGGTCCGCGTTCTGATAAGTATAATCGTGCACTTCCTTTGAAAACTCTTCGTAAGTTGAACAAAATTTCTGTTCAGGCTTCTGAGGACAATTACGCTAACGCTCTAACCAATACTATTGGTAAAGGTGTAGTGTATTTTCGTGGTGGCGCATTTGATGATGCTGGTAAGAATCATTGTGGTCGTAAGGCTGAAGGTTTTCACCTTAAGGATGGTATATTTTCAGTTCCTGCTCATTTTTTGCTTGCATTTGAAGAGTATCGACATTTAGATGTTCGTATTCAAATGAAGTGGAGTACTGGTACAGTTATCATTCCATTTCCTGATAATGCGTGTGAGATTAATGATCAGGATGAGTGTTTGTTTCAATTAGAACAAAAAGTCAATTTGCCAAAATCACTTTATAAACATGTGATAAAAGCTGCTGACATTTTGCCGATTGCTATGGGCACTCCTCTTATGATGGCTAGTCACGATGATGATGGTGTTAACATATATAAACGTTTGCTTAAGGCTCGTGAGATGGCTGACATCGATTACCCATTTCAGACTCGATCTTTTAAGATCATCCATCCCATTAATTATCTCGAAGAGACGGTTGATGGTGACTCTGGTGGTTTAATTACGATTGAAGGGTCTCAAGGTGAAGTTCGTATTATTGGCATACATCTTGTGCGTAGTCGTGGATTTTCAAGTTTTGGTATAGCGCAACCTATCTCTCAAGAAGGTTATGATCAGTTGATTACTGCTGCTGGATACACAGTGCAGTGTCGTGATACCACTATACCATTTCCTGTTATCCGCACCGTCCCGCTTGGCAAGGGTTCTTATCCACCTATGCACTCGCGTCTTGAACGTTCAGATTTCTTTGGTTGGAATGGACCGGTTGAGTTTTTCCCTGCCCATTTATCGACTTTCAAAGACCCTGATGGTAAGGATATTAACCCGTTGTGGTTGGCCATGGGCAAGCTCAAAACTGAGCATACCCCACCAACCCCGATACCTGAGACCGTTCATGATTATTTGCAGCACTTGTATCCTCGTGTTGATTCGCGTTTGTTGACTTATGATGAGGTCCTTAATGGTCTCTCTGAGTCATCAGTTACGCCTATTTGTATGGCAACTTCTAAAGGTTACCCATACACATTGACACCTGGTAAAGGTAAAGCTCCTTTCATTAAAGTTAAGGACCAAAAGTTTACTTATCAAGAAGACTTTTTGGCTGATATACTTAAGATGGAAGAGCAACTTGCTGGTGATGGTGACATTGAAGTTCTTTGGGCTGATTTCCTCAAGGATGAGACCCGTGATCCTGAAAAGGTCCGTTTGGGTAAAACCCGTTTGGTTTCATCTTGTCCGCTGCATTTTCATATATTGATGAAACGCTATTTTGGTGCTTTTGTCGGTTATATGCATTCGTTTAAGGGGGAAAAGCCTGTTTGTGTTGGTATTAATCCCCATTCTACTGATTGGACTTTCTTAGCTGAAAGGCTTGAATCAGTTGCCAAATCCATCATTACTGGTGATTTTAAGAATTTCGATGGTACCGTTCCAGCTTTTGTTGGTGACCATGTTATTCGATTTATTAACTGGTGGTATAATGATGGTGAGGTTAATGCCAAAATCAGAATCAAGTTGGTTTCACACATTATGAATGCGCAACATATTGTCTTTGATAGTATTTATCAGACTCGTGGTTCGCATCCTTCCGGTAATTGGATTACTAGTGAGTGGAACTCTTTGATTCTTTTGGTGGTTCTGTATACTGTGTTTACTCAAGATTTTGGGTTGACAGCTGATCAGTTCCAGATGGCTCTTTATGGCGATGACAATTTGTCTGCGCTTAATAAGCATGGCATACGTTGTTCAGACGTTGCTAAGCATGTGAAGCGTCGTTTTGACATGGATTTTACTCACTCTTCTAAAAGTGATAATGATCCGTTTGATACCATGAAAGAACTCCGTGAGGGTAAAGTTACATTTATCTCTCGCTCCTTTCGCCCCCAGTGGTCGGTTCTTCGAGCTCCCCTCGATTTGCCAACCATCTTGAATTCCGTCTGTTGGACTCAGGGCAACACCCCTCATGATGTTGCTATTTGTTCTACCGCGTGCAATTTCTTTACTGAGTTATCTATGCATCCAAAAGATGTTTTTGATCATTACTCTGAAAAGTTCTTGGACGTTGTTAAACGCAGACGACCTGAGTTATTGCCCCTTATTTTGGAGCAAAAACTTATGTATGTTTCTTACTTTGAGAGAATGTACAATATTCGTGCTGCTAAGGTCGAATTTGATGTTCAATCAAAGGAAGTTTCTTGGGAATTCAAACCTAAACCCAAGCGCGTGTTTTCAACATTGCGTATGATGATTCTAGCTTTTTGCTGGATTTGTTATGTTTTGAACTCAACAAAAGAGTATAAAATAATGTCGCAAGACGTTAAATTGTGTGTATTCCGTTTTCCTGAAGATGAGATGAGAGATGTTACTATGTCGCATGATACTGCGAAACATGAGCTTGGTAGTACCCAAGTTGAGAATACTGAGTCTGATACGATTAATCGTCGTCTGATTCAGGATTATACTAGTCAAGTGCCTATGGAAACTTTTTCAATGGATCGTACACTTGACCGTGAATATGTGTTAGCAAATTTGACTTGGACTACTGCTCAAGCCATTGATGTTGAGCTTGATCATTATGATTTTCCCTCAGCTATATTTAATCAACCATTTATTGGTGAGAAAACTGCCGACTTTACATATTTTTATGCAGCAATCCAATTCACAGTTGAGGTTACTGCTGCATTGAATTTGTATGGTAAGTTGATGATTTCTTATTACCCGTATCGCCTTTTTGTTTCTCTTGGTACCAACGATAATGTGACACGGCCTTTTCCTACTGGTTGTTTAATGCGTAGTGGTTACCCTGGTATGATTGTCTCCGCGACTGCTAATCAGGCTGCCACTATGGTTGTTCCATATATTTCCCCCACTAAATCCTTGAATTTACTTAACTATCAAAGTGCTGAAATGGGGACGTTTTATATTAATGTCCTTCACCCCCTTCGTGCTAGTGACGGTACGGCTCAACAAGCCCAAGTTACTGTTAAAGCTCGTTTTATTGGTGCTAAAGTGTTTTTACCTCGTGATGATGAAGTTACTGCTATGGATAAAGCTTCTTATACTATTCAAAGTAGAAATACTGAAGCAATGAAGAAGTGTGCACGTGGTGTCGTTTCTGAGTTTGATAGTATGCGACCTACTCGTTCTTCTGTTTCAAATTCTAATTGGGTTGGACCTTATGCACGTCATTTGAGGACAATTGGCAATGCCGTTGGCCTTATTACTAGTGTCCTTGGTTTATCTAAGCCTTTGACGGTTGACACAGCTACTGTTGTCAATACCAGTGTGTGTCACAACGTTAACCAAGGTGATGGGATTGATTGCACAAACAGTTTGGCAACCATGACTAACAATGGTATTAGCACTGATCCTGTTATTGCAGGTGTTGATGAGGATGAAATGTCATTGCAATATATGATGTCGACGCCATCAATGATCTACAATATTACTTATACAGTTGCTACTGGTGCCACACAAATTGGTAGTTGTGGTTCTGATTTATCACAGTTATGTTTTCTCGATCATGTGCGCTCTAACTTTAAATTTTGGAGCGGATCTGTTAAATTTAAGGTATACATTACTGCATCTGTTTTTCATTCCATCAAACTTGCATTCTACCTCACAACCAACGGCGCTGCTGATTATCAAAGTTGTTATTGGCGTGAGGTTGAAGTTACTGGTGATACAGAAGTTGATTTTCAGATACCTTATTGTTCTAATTCCATCGTTGAAATGTTTACCACCCCCTCCACACTTCCACTCAATTTGTATGTTAAAACTCTCACGTGGGCTCAACCCAGCAACGCTGCCACTACTCCTATTAGTATGGCTATCTTCAAAGCTGGTGGTAGTGACATGCGAGTTTATGCACCCATGGATATGCAGTATACAATTCAATCTTCTTGGCGTACCGATTTCAATCGTGACTTTGAACCATTCCACCCTTCACATTGTGCTACCACGCATAAGGGTCTGGTTTGTGG